CAGCCACCGACCTCCGCCTTCGGCGGAGGAGTGCGGAGGAGGGAGGCGGCGGGAGGAGGAGCTTTATTATTATTATGTCAACCTTATTTAATTTTTGTATTTAAGGGATTAAATTAGTTTAAAATTAGATAAGCAAGAAAGGAAAAGCATATATGAATGACAAACAAATACTAAAAAAGGTCATTGAGTGGCTCATTGCCAATATTGATGAAGAATATCTAAACGAAGCATTAAGACAAGACAGTAATAAATTGCTCTTGAAAATTGACGAATGGAAAAAGGAAAAAAAGAGAGACAAAAAGTCGAACTTAATAGACACCTTTACTCAGGGAAATACTCACAAGTAGTAGCCCACGATTATATTTCAGGAAAAGATTTATTAATTAAGTCAGCCCCATGTGGCTTGCCTTGTTATTGTGATGCTGTCATCGTGAGGGAGATTTAAATTTTTGTATTTAAGGGATTAAATTAATTTAAAACTAAAGAAACGAAAGGAAAAAGATATGACTGACAATAAAGAATTAAAATATAGTGACCCTCTTCCTGATAGTGAAGATGGAGTTCTATTTTATGCGGGAAAAAACGTTGGAGTTTGGTCAGACGAACACGATAGTAAGCTAGGGAGTTATCGTTTTATCACATTAGATGATGGCTCTAATTTTCACGATCACCATCACAGCGAAAAAGAAATTATTAAAAGTATTTTAAAACAATACCCTGGATTAAAATAAAACTTATTTATTAATTAAGCCAAGCCCCATGCGGGGCTTGGCTTGTTATTGTGATACTGTCCTCGTGAGGGAGATTTAAATTTTTGTATAATTAGGATTAAATTAGTTTAAAATTAAAGAAACAGGAGAAAGATATATGGTTGATAAAGCACAAATGCCGGACGATGTCCGGGAGAAGTTAATAACAATAATCCAAGACCTTGACGAACACACCTTGGGTGATGAGACATTGAGTCCTCTTAATAGACCATATACAGTGGATCATCATTATATCTCACACGAGATTAAGGATACAATCGTCAAGGTCCGCAAGACAGTCGATTATTTACTCAACAAGAGGGGATAAGGTTATTAACAATTAATTTAAATAAATGTATAATTATGTTAAAAAATCTTTATAATAATAAGTAGACCATAAGGGTCTAAAAGAAAGTCAGAAATAAAAGGAGTTTATAATGACAAAATCTACGGAAAAAAAATTCCCGACTAGCTTTAAGCAGTTAGAGGGAAGAGCAGTTATGTTCTGCCTAGTTAATCAAAAGAAACCATCAGGCAAATCATACGCACGCTACGAAAACTACAAAGTAGCGACTAATCTACAAGACGCCCATAAAGCCGGGTTCACTTCTTTAGATTATCAGTACGACACAGGAATAAATGGAAGATTTAAAAGAATCCCCGTTCTCTGTTTCGTGCAAGGAATAAATATCTCAAAAGAAACTAAAGAGATATTACTCCAAGTAATCAAATTAAATAAAGAAGCAGCAGTTAATTTCTCAAAAGAAATTAAAGAGAAGTTAACAGCCAACATAGCGAAGTTCGAAAAATTCGCAGCAGAAATTAAATAAAGACTATAACTCCGACAAGGGGCGATTTTATCGCCCCTTTTTTTATCGCTTTATATAATGCGGCGGGAGGAGCCAACCCTTATTCATTGAGCATTGAGCATTGAGCATTGAGCATTGAGCATTGAGCATTGAGAATCAACCCTCCGCCTCCTAGGCTTACGTGTAAGCCTAGCTATATCTTTTAATTAATAAAAAAATAATAACAAAATAACGAAAATTAAACTTGTTTTAGCTGATTTTTTAATAGAATATAGTTATAAAATAAATGGAAAATTTCTTAATAATTATAATAATATTAGTATTTTTATACTTTACTTATAATTAAATATAACTATTATAAAATTAGAATTAATTAAAAATTCTAGAAAGGAGAAAAAATGGAAAAATCTAATAAATCTAAAAAATTTCCTATTTCGATTAGAACTATTTTAAATAATCGTATTTTATTTCGTTTAGTAAATCTTAAAAACGATAAGTACGAAAGTTATAAAATATTCGAAGAAGCGAAATTTTATACTACTATTAGAGATTTATTTTCGAATAATAGTCGTTATAGAACTATCGATAAAACGTACGATACTTTAGATAATAAACGATTTAAAAAATTACGTTTAATAATCGATAACTATAATTTTACGAAAGAAAATAAAAACGAAATTTTAGATATTATAAAAGAAAATAAAAATTATCTTTTAGATAAAAAAAATATCGTATCTAATCGAAAAGCTTTAGAAGAAAATATAAAGTATTTCGAAGAAAAAGCTTCTAAATTATAATTTAAAAACTATTAAAAAAGAGCGAAAATTTTTTCGCTCTTTTTAACTTAGAGAATAAAAATGAAAAAATTAATAAAAGATTTTTTAAGCGATAAAAATAAAAAAGATAAATTTAATTTATTAAAGATAAATTTATTTTTAATATCGAATAAAGATTTAAATAAAACTTTCGAAAAAGAAAAAGTAAATTTCGTTAGTAGTATTTATTTTACTACTAATTTAGAAAAAGCTAAATTATTAAAAAAAATAACTAAAGAAGATACTAACGAAGATTTATTTATATTTAAAACTTTAGCTTTTATAACTACGAAATTAAACGAACTAAATTAATTAAATAATTTATATTAAAATAAAGAGCGAAATTATTTTCGCTCTTTTTTTATTTCTATTTTCTAAAAAATTTTCTTATTAAAATTCGAATACGATTTAAACTTAATTCGATTAAGTTTATCGTAAAAATAATCGTATAAAGTTTAAAAAGAAATTCTAGCTTTCGGGAGGGTAAGTATAAGCTTTATCGGGTATTGACTATTTTATGTATAAATAAATTATTTTGTATTATACTTCCCTGAAAAATAATGAGAACAGAACTACTTACGAAAGCTAAAACAATCCTTTTGGATCCAAAGGCTCCTAAGGACATTAAAACACAAGTTTTCGAAATACTAGAGAAACAAAGAACAAAACAAACGAATGCGTCTGCGCATTCCCATATATTGGACTATGCCCAGCATCTCTACCCTGGATACAATACCCCTGCGCATATACAACTTATTGGAAAAAACCTAGAAAGTTTAGAGAGAGGCGAGATTGACAGATTGGCTATCTTTATGCCACCACGTCATGGAAAGTCTATGCTCTGCTCCGAATTTTTTCCCGCATGGTACCTGGGCCGCAATCCCAGGAACTTTGTCATTCAAGCGACATACGCACAGGAACTGGCTGATGATTTTGGACGCAAGGTGCGTAACCAGTTAAAGTCGGATGATTTCATGCGGGTCTTCGAAGGCGTCGGCCTAAGGGACGATTCAAGCTCCGCAAAGCGATTTCACACCGTGCATGGCGGAACGTACAGCGCCGTCGGTGCGGGAGGCGCCATCACGGGAAGGGGCGCCCATTTATTGGTCATTGACGATCCGATCAAGGGCCGTGAGGAAGCGGAGTCAGGACTTCAAAGACGGAACCTAATCGAATGGTACAAGTCCGTCGCCTATACACGTCTCCAGCCTGGAGGCGCTGTCATCCTGATCCAGACACGATGGCACGAGGAGGATTTGGCGGGATGGATTTTGGAGAACTCGGATGAGGATTGGAAAATTCTTGACTTGCCTGCGATCAACGCAAACGGCGATGCCTTATGGCCCGAAGCGTACTCCGTCGAGAAGCTCAAGAAAATAAGGGCGACTGTCGGCGACAGGGTGTGGGAGTCACTCTACCAGCAACGTCCGTCGGCGGAGCAAGGCGCCATACTCAAGAGGGACTGGTGGCAAAAATTAAATTATGAGCCACGATACGATTTTATCATTCAAAGCTATGACACGGCGTTCTCTACGAAAGAGTCCGCTGACTTCAGCGCACGAACGACGTGGGGGGTGTTCTCCCGCCTGAACGAGGATTCGGGAACAGTCGAGGCGTGCGTCGGTCTCATTGAAGCCTGGCGGGATCGGGTCGAGTACCCTGATTTGCGGAGAATCGCCCAGGACTCGTATTGGGAGTACAAGCCGAATCTGGTGCTCATCGAGAAACGTGCGTCAGGGCAGTCGCTATTGCAGGACTTGCGGCGTGCGGGAATTCCCGTTCACGAGTATAAGCCCGACAAGGACAAGGTTTCACGGACCCATGCGATTGCGCCCATGCTGCAGAGTGGCTTGGTATGGGTTCCATCAGACGAGCTGTGGGTCGAGGACATTATTGGCGAATGCGCATCGTTTCCCTACGGGAAGCACGATGACTATGTCGATACGTGCACGCAGGCGTGGCAGTTGATTCGGGACCAGTTCCTCGTGGCGCATCCCCTTGATCCGAAGTATCTTGACGAGTGGGACGACAAGCCGATAAAGTCGAAGGTAAGCGAAAAGAGATTTTATAGTTAGACATCAACGTGAAAATGATATAGATATTTATTAAGGAAGTTATTATGACTGCAGTACTGTGACAAAGGAGGCGATATATGGCAGGGCCAAAACAAAAGGGCAGTAGAGCATACAGAGAAGGATATAATATGGGTTCTCGAAAATCTTCAATGTTTCCTAATTTATTTAAAAAGAGTGGAAGACGATTGGCAAAAGCTCAATTTGAGGCACAAGGTGGATGGAGTCAATTTATTCCCTCTAATGTAGACAAGTCACTTGAAAGTCAATTTGTGAAAGGTTTAAAGGCGGGAACTAAAAAATATTTTAAAGAAAAAAATGGGAAGGGTTAATGACACTGTCACGAGGGCAGTTCACGAACGTCATATCGAAAGGAAAGAAAATGGGCGATAAAAAAAAGAAAAAGGAACTCTATCCTGTCTCTAATAAGGATATTGAGTTTTTATCTCAAAAGAGAAAGCTTCAGATGGGCATAAAAGGAGAAATACTTCCTAAATTAAAAAGTTTATATCCTGTCTCCAATAAGGATGTTGAGTTTATAAAAAAGAATATGCCTAAAATAAAATCAAAGAAAAAGTTGAAAAGATGAAAAAACTATTAAGTAAAAAGAAATGCGACTGTGATTGCCATTAAGGAGGTAAAAGAATGGTGGATGTAAAAATAAAGAAGAAACCAAAACGAAGACCTACGGCAAAAGAGATTGTCGAAAGTGCGAACAGAATTAACAAGGCTGAACGCCTGGAGGAAATAAGGGCTAGGAATA